TAAAAAATAAGTTGACAGGTTGGCATGGAATAGTGCATAGTGAATTTAATTATAAAACAGCAAGGTATGAATCATGAAAGTATTAAAAAAGAACATGTCATTTATAAAACGTATTGTAACAAATTTAATTTGGTATCATAGGCATGTAAAAAAAATAAATAAACTATATGATTTTTCATATCACATAAAATATTTTAGGGAGTATCGTGAAGATATGTTTTGGGAATATTATGAAAGTGATAGAAAAAAAACTAAAATAGAAGATATAGTTTTAGCAATGTGGTTTTATTATGTTGAATATAAAGACCATATTAGAAGTATTAAATCAGAAAGTGGATTATGTAAAATTAATGAGCATGGTGTTTGGTTAGATGAAAATTGGGGATATTGGGAGTTTACATATATGTATTGGTTTAAAAGACCTACAATGCTTATAACAGATTTTATTAAATATAAAGTTTTAAAAATTAAATATGTTGACCCACACATAGCATGTTATAGTTACCCAAATTGTGATGAAGCACCTAGTGGTTGCAATCATATTATGGGTCAAGATGCAGAACCTTATGGACACAGAGATTAGGAGTTAAAATGATAACAGTATTAGATGTAGAAAATACAACAACAAAACGAGATGGTAAGATGCATCTTGACCCATTTGAACCTGACAATAAACTTGTAATGGTTGGCTTTATTGTAAATGGTAAAGAATATTTATATAGAACAGATGATGTAAATGTTTCTTATCATGCAGAGATACAAAGCATACTAAATCAAACAACACTTCTTATATGTCACAATGTTGTACATGAATTACTTTGGTTGTGGGAGTGTGGCTTTGAATACAATGGTAATGTATACGATACCATGCTATCTGAATATATATTACAGAGAGGTATCAAAGAACCATTATCTCTTGAAGCATGTGCAATAAGATATGATTTAGAAACTAAAAAACAAGGAACACTAAAAGAGTATTTTAAACAAGGATATAATACAGATGAGATACCACATGCAGAACTATCACATTATTTATCTGCTGATGTATGGGCAACTAAACAGTTATATGATAAGCAGATTAAGTCTATAGAAAAATCTAATACAGGTATACGAAAAATTATAGAGTTTACAAATAGAATATCTATCACTCTAGCTAAGATATATCAGACAGGTTTTACAGTTGATGTAAAGTCATTAGACAAAGTTAAACAGGAGTTTCTAACAGAGAAGAATATAATATCAGAAAGTTTAAAAAAGAAAGTTAGGATACTGATGGGAGATATTCCTATTAACTTAAATAGTCCTGAACAAATGTCATGGGTTATATTTAGTAGAAAGCCTAACGATAAAGCATTGTGGGCAAATAGCTTTACACCATACATGAGTAGAGAAGATTTTAAAAAGACTGTTAAAGATAACTCAACTGTTGTACGTAAAGTTATAGCAAAGAAATGTCCTAAGTGTCATGGTTATGGAAAGATTAGAAAGACTAAAAAAGATGGAACACCTTTTGCTAGAGAAACAAAGTGTACACATTGTGATGCACAGGGTTATATATTTATGCCTACATCAGAGGTTGCAGGTTTAAAGTTTGCACCACCTACAGCTAAGTGGGTATCAGCAAATGGTTTTGGTGTAGGTAAAAATAATCTTGATATGGTACAAAGCATAGCTAAACAAAATAACATGTTAGATGCCGTAGACTTTTTAGGAGATTTAAAAAGATTGTCTGCATTAGAAACCTACCTTTCATCTTTTGTAGAGGGCATACAAGCACATATAAAAGAAGATGGATTATTGCATGTAAGATTACTGCAACATAGAACTGCTACAGGTAGATTTAGTGGAGCAGACCCTAACATGCAGAACATGCCTAGAGGTGGTACATTTCCTGTAAAGAAAGTATTTGTTTCTAGATGGGAAGGTGGCAAGATAATGGAAGCAGACTTTGCACAGTTAGAGTTTAGAACTGCTGCATATTTGTCACAGGATAAAACAGCAATGAAGGAGATAGAAGATGGTTTTGACGTACATAGTTACACTGCTAAAGTTATTACTGAAGGTGGTCAAAGTATTAGTAGGCAAGAAGCGAAAGCACACACCTTTGCACCACTCTACGGTGCGACAGGGTTTGGGAGAACAAGTGCAGAAGCAAAATACTACAAAGAATTTAACGAAAAGTATAAAGGAATCGCATCTTGGCATTCCAGATTGGCTAAGGAAGCTGTAACGACAGGCAAGATTTCTACACCTTCAGGAAGAGAGTTTGCCTTCCCTAAAGTAGAAAGATTATCTAATGGTAAAGTTACATACTTTACACAAATTAAGAACTTTCCTGTACAGTCTTTTGCTACAGCAGATATTGTACCATTAATACTAATGGAGATAGACAAAAGACTTGACAGGTATAGGTCATGTGTGGTAAATACTGTACATGATTCAATAGTGGTAGATGTACATCCTGATGAAATTGATGAGATACTACATCTAATAAAGCAGACTAATAATCGTATGACTAATTTGGTTAATGATAAGTTTAATGTAGACTTAAATGTACCATTAATTTTAGAAGCTAAGATAGGAAATAATTGGCTTGACATGCAAGAAGTTGTATGATATAACTACGAACCGTTAAAAAAAAGGAGAAGTATATATGGTAAATGAAATATCAATTAAGAGTATAGACAATGACAATTATGCAATCATGGCAAAAGCTATGGGTGTAAGTTTAGATAAAGAAAGTGGTGGTTCTACTTCAGTAAAACTTCCTAGACTACGTATCGTAAACCAACCTATCATGAAAGATTCAAAGATAAATGGTAAGAAGGTTAAGGAAGAAATAATGGAAGCAGGTCACTTTGAACTAAAACTTCCTGATGATGAGAATGTATTCTATGGTAAGAACATAGAGATTAGACTCTTCATGCAAAGGTTTATGTATAAGAAGTGGATACCGTTTGCTAACAAGTATGAGAAGACAGTATTCTCTGACAATCTAAACATTGACCTAAAAGATACTATGGGTACATTTAATTTAGGTAGACCTCAAGGTTTTCAAAAAGATTGGAATAGCTTACCTGATACTACTAAAGATATAATTAAATCTGTAAAAAGAGTTAGAGGTATTTTTGGTAAAGTTAAATTTACAGGTAAGGTTGTAGATTCTTCATTAGAAGAGGTTGAGTCACAAGAAACACCATTTATTTGGGAGATACATAATGCTACAGGTTTTAAAAACATGGGTGTTCCTATCTCTACTTTAGCTAAGATGCAAAAGATACCTGTCAATCACTACATATCTGTAGCTACAGATGAACAGACTATACCTAGTGGTAATAGTTTTTATGTTCCTGTAGCATCACTTGACTTGACTAGGACTGCAGACATAACGGACAGTGACCAAATATTATTTACACAGTTCCAAGAGTTTGTAACTAACTATAATGGTTGGGTTGTCAGTGAATGGGATAAGTTTGTAGCATCTGAAGATATCTCTGACCAAGACAAAGATATTGTTAATGAGTTTGTAGATGTAGAGTTAGCAACAGATGCAAAGTAACAATCCCTTTGAGGTGCATAATATAAACTACTTGTCACCTAGCAGTATGAATACCTACATAAGCGACATGCCTATGTGGGTAGCTAGGTATCTGTTTGGTATTAAATCAGGTAGTGGAGCAGGAGCAGTCAGAGGTATTATTCAGGAAGCTGCACTAGCTGATAAATATAAAACAGGTAAGTTTGACTTTAGCACATTACAAATGAATTTTATGAATATGTGTGTAGAATTTAAACTTGATTTAGGTGATATTAAAGTAGAAAAAGAAAGGAATCTATTAAGAAACTTTGGTGAAGTTATTGATGAAAACTTTAAGTATAAAGATTTAAAAGACTATCAAGAAAGAGTTGAAGTGCAGTTTGAAGACATGCCTGTACCTGTCATGGGTTACATTGATTTTAGATTCAAAGATAAAATAGTAGACTTAAAAACAACAACAAGAATGCCATCACGACCTACAGAAGCACAGAAGAGACAGATGGCATTTTACTCTATGGCATATCCAAGTCACAGTATAGACTTGTTTTTTGCCACACACAAAGACTATAAAAAGTTTAAACTTACTAGTCTATCTGCATATAAAAAGCAATTAAAAAAAGTAGCTTTTAGTATACAGAAATTCTTGTCTATAAGTAATGACAAGCATGAGTTGGCTTCTTTAGTATATCCAAACTTTGATTCATGGACTTGGAGTAGTGGTCTAAAAAAAGAAGCAAAGAAAGTATGGGCAGACGTATAGTGTCAGCCTATAGTGCAACTCAAATAGCAAGGAAGAATGGGTATAGGAGTGGTTTAGAAGATATTGTTGCTACATATCTTAAAGAACATAAAATAAAGTTCCTGTATGAGAAGATTAAGATTGAGTGGGAAGACCTTTCTTATCGCACCTATACCCCTGATTTTGTTTTAGATAACGGCATCATTATCGAAACTAAAGGTAGATTTATAGCATCAGATAGGAGAAAACATATTGCTATAAAGAAACAACATCCTAATTTAGATATAAGGTTTGTATTTACAAACAGTAGAACTAAGTTACGTAAGGGTGCTAAATCATCTTATGGTGAGTGGTGTATTAAATATGGTTTTAGATATTATGATAGAATAATACCTGAAGATTGGCTAAAGGAAAAGAGAAAGATAAAATATTCTAAATTTATACCTTTTCCAAATAAAAAAGTAAAAAGGAGTTAACGTATGGATGATATAAATACAGAAGATTTTACAATAGTGGTTAGCCCTGTTCTTTCAGAAGATGGAAAGAAGTGGACAGGTGGTTTATATACTAGCATATTATATAATAATCAAAGTGCTTTAAATAAAGAAGATAAAAAAGCCTTATATGGCATCTGTAAACTAATGTGTAATGCTGTATTGTTAAGTAATGTAGATGATGATTTTAGAGAACACCTAGAAGATTTTACAATTACTAATGACACAATACATGATTTAGAAGAAGAGTTTATAGATAATCATGATATTATACCACCCAATAAAAAGTACTTGCATAATGAGGGAGATAATGTTATAAAGATAAACTTTAAATCTAAAACGAAAGGAAATGCCTAATGACTAAACCAACAGTAAAAGAAATAATTGAATTTGAAAAAGACTCACCATCTGAAAATAATTACAAACAGATATTTGAAAAAGATATGCCTAAGATGGTAAACAGAGAACTTGTAGAAGACATGGTAAATCATCCACCACATTATAATCAACGTGGTATAGAATGTATTGATGCTATTGAAGCTGCTACAGATGAAGGTTTTGAATATTATCTACAGGGCAATATAATTAAGTACATGTGGAGATACCGATATAAAAATGGTATAGAAGATTTAGACAAAGCTAAATGGTATTTAGATAAATTAATAGAGATTAAAAATGACAATAAGAGTTAAAATATTTGCGACATTAAAATTAGACCCTGAAGAGTATGCTGTTCCTTCCGATGGAAGTGTTACAGAAGAGTTTGAAGAGTTAGTACAAGAAGTTATACACGATATAAATGGTGTAGAAATAAAGAACATTAGAGTAACACAAGAGGAGATATAATATGAATAATGCAGGAACACAACTACCAACAGACTATCAAAATTTTATAGCACTTTCTAGATATGCTAGATGGATACCTGAAGAAAACAGGAGAGAAGAATGGTCTGAAACTGTTGATAGATATTTAAATTACATGAGAAATCATCTTATTAAAAAACATAACTTTGATGAGAAGGTGTATTATGAACTTGAAGATAGATTGTTCCATCATATTACAAATTTAAATATAATGCCTAGTATGAGAGCATTGATGACTTCAGGTAAGGCACTTGATAAATGCCATGTAGCAGGATATAACTGTTCATACCTACCTGTCGATAGTCCTCGTGCATTTGATGAATGCATGTATATACTTATGTGTGGCACAGGTGTTGGCTTTTCTGTTGAGAGAGAAAACGTAGATAAACTTCCTATTGTCAATGAACACTTTGAAAAAAGTACAACTGTAATTAAGGTTGGAGATTCTCGTTCAGGTTGGTCAAGAGCATTGCGTGAGTTAATTGCAATGTTGTATGTTGGTCAGATTCCTACATTAGATGTTACAGAAGTAAGACCTGCAGGAGCAAGATTAAAAACATTTGGTGGTAGAGCATCAGGTCCTGAACCATTTGTAGATTTATATAGGTTTTGTATAAAGACTTTTCAACAATCTGCAGGTAGAAGATTGTATCCAATAGAATGTCACGACATAATGTGTAAGATTGGAGAGGTTGTAGTTGTAGGTGGTGTTAGACGTTCTGCTCTTATTAGTTTATCTAACTTAGGAGATGACCAAATGCGATATGCTAAGTCAGGTCAATGGTGGGAGAATGAAGGTCAACGTGCATTAGCTAATAATAGTGTAGCATACAAAGGTAAGATTAGTATGGAAACATTTATGCGTGAATGGTTGTCTCTTGTAGAAAGTAAGTCAGGAGAACGTGGTATCTTTAATCGTAAGTCTGCTGTCGAACAAGCAGGTAAAAATGGTAGAAGAGATACAAACTATGCATTTGGTTGTAATCCCTGTAGTGAGATTATATTAAGACCCTATCAGTTCTGTAACCTATCAGAGGTTGTTGTAAGGTCTGATGATACAGAGAAAACTCTTTTAGAAAAAGTAGAGATGGCTACAATATTAGGTACATTTCAATCTACTCTTACTGATTTCAAGTACTTACGGTCAATATGGAAAAAGAACACAGAAGAAGAAAGATTGCTTGGTGTATCACTAACAGGTATTATGGACAGTAAATTATTTAATGACTACAACACTATATTTTTAGAAGATGGTCAGCAAGTATTTGATGGTTCAAGAGTTGGTTCTATTCTTACAAAGTTAAAAAAGAAAGCTATTGAAACAAATAAAAAGTATGCAAAGATGTTAGGCATACCACAATCAACGGCTATCACATGTGTTAAGCCAAGTGGTACAGTGTCACAACTAGTAGATAGTGCAAGTGGTATTCATGCTAGACATAGTGCATATTATATTCGTACTGTACGTGGTGATAACAAAGACCCACTAACAGAATTTATGAAATCAGCAGGTATACCAAATGAACCTGATGTTATGAAGCCTGATAGCACTACAGTATTTAGCTTTCCAATGAAAGCACCTGAAGGAGCAACAACTAGAAATGATATGTCTGCCATAGACCAATTAAGATTATGGAAAACATATCAAGAGTATTGGTGTGAACATAAACCATCTGTTACTATTTCTGTAAAGGAAGATGAATGGATGGAAGTTGGAGCATGGGTATATAAAAACTTTGATGATATATCAGGAATTAGTTTCTTACCACATAGTGAACATACTTATGCACAAGCACCCTACCAAGAAATCACAGAAAAAGAGTATAAAAAACTTGACAAACTTATGCCTGATGTGATAGATTGGAAAAAACTGCAAGATTTTGAAAAAGAGGACAATACAACAGGGTCAAAAGAGTTGGCTTGTAGTGCTGGAGTTTGTGAAGTCGTTGATATTGAGTCCACATAATCAGGTAGTTTACCCTTCGGAGGTGGTGTTTTACCCCTCTGACGGTCTTTAAAACAACAAAAATTTTTTACGAAAGGAGAAATTTATGAAAAATGCAAGAAAAATAGACTTAGAGAACTATACCAAAGGTAATGCAAGGTTTGTTGATGATGAATGGTGGTATTATAGTAGTTCAGGCACATATAGAGAGAGAGTTGTAACTCATGCTCGTAAAAATACAAATCGTATGTTTGTAGGTGGTAAGTTTATACCTAAATATTCAGACTATAAAAACAGAATACTTAATCCACTTCATAAACCCGGTAATTATAAATCTCTTGATGATGCATATTCACATAATGAATTAGATGAAATGGCTAAAGATAAAAATGTTAAGGGTGAATTATACATAGCCACTAGACCTGAGTTTGAAAAAAAGGGTTGGTTTAAAATAGGGATGTCTGTAAACTCTGCTGAGAGTAGACTTAAAAATTATCAAACAGGTAGTCCTTTTCAAGACTACTATCTTGTTGATAAAAAAGCTGTAACAAATGTTGCAGATGAAGAAAGAAAAATGCACAGATATATAAAACAATTCTGTGATAAGAAAAGTAATGAGTGGTTTAAAATAGATAAGGATAGACTACTTGAATTGTTTAATCAAGAGGAAGGAGAATAACATATGAGAGAAATATTAATAGGTGCAGCTAGAACTTACTATGTGGGATTAATAAACAAGCACATATCAAATGTAGAAGTGTTACTTACAAATCCTACAGGTATAGGAGAACACCAAGACATACAAGATTCTATTGAAGTAGAACTTGGTAAAATAGCTGATTATAATGATAAGTTAGAAATGCTTATAAAGTATTTTACTAAACCTCAACAGACGGATGAACAGAAAGTGGAGAAAAAGAGTGCTTCAAAGTCGTAGGTTTGGATTAAAAAAATACGATGCACCTTTACGTATACAATTTGAAAAAGGTGTGCAGTGTTTTAGACAGGGTAAGGTTAGAAGTCCTTACCCTCTAAACACTATGCAGTATCGTGAGTGGCAGAGAGGTTTTAATTCTGCCTACACGAATAATTTAAAAAAGGTTAAGGGATATGAATTTAGAAGAAGAGGTACAAAAGTATATGGAAAATAAAAGTAAAAGCGTTATAACTGCTAGTGCTTATCAAGCAGAAGCAAAGAAAACTGCTATATTTCCTGCAGACAAAGCCCTAGAGTATTTATCTCTAGGGTTAGTCGGTGAAGCAGGTGAAGTAGCCAACAAGGTCAAAAAGATTATACGTGATAAAAAGATTGATGTAGATGTGGCAGGTGAGATTGGGGATGTGTTGTGGTACTGTGCTATGTTAGCTGATTATTTTGATGCTGACCTAGGTAAACTTATGGAAAACAATATAGATAAATTACAGTCTAGGAAGAAACGTGGTGTATTAGGTGGTAGTGGTGATAATAGGTAGTTTATTTAGCTAAACCTAGTCTACCACCTCTTGATTTCTTAACTAATATATTTCCTATGCCGTATGCTTGGTCTTCTTCGATTGTATTTCCATATAATGTTTTATATTCCTCGTTTGCGGCATCTCTTTTTATTTGACTTGTCTCATCCCACAATGCTTTATCTGTTTCTGTATAAGTAATTTGTTCACCTTTTAATACTCTTGCTTCAGTTTCTGTAACTATTCTATCCTTAGCTAATTGTTTAGCATTTTTTATTAAATATTTAGCTGTGTCTATAATTTCTTGTCTTCTAGCTTTATATCCTAATCTTTGATATTCTTCACTTTCTATAATACCCTCTAAAATTTGAGACATATTATAAGGACTATCCTCTCTAGCAAGTTCTCTACGAGTATATCTGTCAATTAAGTTATTAGGGTTTCTTCTATATATATTATAAGTAGATAAGTTTAACCTACCCATTTCTTCCTGTAAAGCATTTTTCTTTTTTCTTTTTCCTAAACCAAACAACTGTTTTTCTAAAGGATTAATTGCTTGTAAAGGACCTGTTTGAAATGCAGAAAAAGCAGGGTCATCATAACCTGCACCAAAACCATCTGTTAAAGGTATATCAGGTAAACTTCTAGTTGCTCTTGAGTACATGTAGTCTAGAAAGTTAACTTCTCCACCTTTCCTAGTTTCAGGAATCATTCTTGATTGTGGGTCAAACTGACTATACAAATCTTTTACAACAGATAAAGGTATCATATATGTATTTAATATGTCACCTATTGTTTCTCCAACTAATTTATTACCCTTAGATGCATTTCTATATAAATTATCTAAAATACTTAAACCAAGACCTACTCTAAAAGTAGAACCTAGTGTTGCCTGTAATCCATCTCTAACATAGTCACCTATTGTTGGTGGCAAAGTTCCTGTCATACCTCTGTATGCTATATCAGCCATTAACATAAAAGCAGAGAAAGGACCATACAAAGGTCTACCATCAATTATATTTCCATTATTATCTTTTATTTCATACCAATAGTTTGTATCACCCTGTTTCATTCTCCAAGCAAATGCAGTCGTAAGCATCAATGAACCTGTCATTCTTTTTCCTGCTTCTTTTTTCCATACATCAACAAATGTTTCAGTAGATTCTTTATTTACCACATCTTTTATTAATTTTAATTGTGAAAATATAGGTGCATGTTCTCCTATAAATTTTAACTGACTTGCAATAAATCTAGGAAAAGGGAGAACTGCAGATATGACAAAAGGTAAATCTCTTTGGTACTTAATAACACCCTTTGCAAAATTATTAAATGTTGTGTTTTCTCTAAACGAGTTTTGATAAGTAAATTCTAGTGCATCATCATATGCTTTTTGAAAAATTTCTTCAGGCAGTTCATCTAAAGCACCCTCTTCAATTATTTCTACTAATTCTTTTCCTGTTTTATCTTTAACACTTCTACTTAAAGATGATGCAAATACAGACTGCTTCCAAAAGTTGTCAGATGCAGAGTTAAGAACATTAAACTTTCTACCTATATCTGCTAAAACAGTATCGTTTTTCATGCCTATATCTATATCAGCATTTTGTCTAAATAATATAGCTGATTGCTCAGGGTATAACTCAGTATATAATTGTCTAACAACTTTAGCTTCTTGTTGATTAAACGTATATTTAGCTATGTCAAATGTTCCATCTAATAAATTTCTAGAATTAATTATATTATCGATTGCTCGTATACTAGCATCAACACCCACACGAAATCCTGCGTTTAAATTATTTCTAGCAGTAGTGGCAGGTTGAGATGTCATTAATCCTAATCTTAGTCTATCTAAATCCCTAAAAACACTATATATACCTTTATCATTTGACAATATTGCTTCAGCTTCTTCTCTTGAAACAGTAGATAATCCTGCTGTACGAAGAGCATCATAATCTTTTAATTGTTTGTTTACAGCATCCCTGTATTCTTTGGTAGGTATTCCAACAAATTTTCCACCTAAACTTCTTTTTAATGCACTTTGTGTGCCTAGTATTCTACCTGCATCTGATATTTCTGCTTTATAAATTAAAGAAAATTGGTCTAGTGTTATATTATGTTCTTTTATTATTTTAGTTATATCATCTGTAAGAACGTCACCACTAGCTATTGCCTTCTGTATTGTCGCAGTTATTCTTTCACCGGGTTTCATTTTTATCTTTTCTTGTACTCTAATAACAGCTGCAGCTATGTTTTCAAATACATGTTTAGGTAGACCTGCTATAAGTTCATCAGAGTCTGACAGATAGTGTCTTACTGCCCTTCCTTCTTTCACTTTATCTAGGTCTAATGCTTTTAACTTATCTTTTATCTCATTTATTTTTTCATCAGGTGTTTCTTTTAGTACTTTTTTAGATTTTTCATTTGCAAGATTTGCTTTTTCTAATGTTTTTAAATAATATTTTTCTTTTAATTCAGATGCTCTTGTAGCCCTTTTTGCACTTAACGCAGCAAATGGAACAGAAACTACACCTGCACCTATCGCAGAAGCAAGTCCTGTTGTTAATGCTCTTTCTCCTGTTAATTCCTCTTGATTTTCTGTTGTAACTCTAGTTCCTTCTTCAATCAAACCTTGACCTGCACCTATTGAACCTTCAACTGCCATAGCACGAGTTATACCTGATTTTAATGGCTGTTCAAAAGCCTGTTTAATAGTTCCAGCAAGTGCTTTTCTCAGTCCTAATCTTGCAGTTTGTGTACCTGCTACTGCTGCAGCTTTTCCTGTTCCACCTGTTATTATACCTAAATATGTTGATGGTGCAGTAGCTATGCCTTCAGCATAATCCAACATCATTTTCATAGATAAGTCTTCTCCCGGCATTCTATCATACACATCTATCAATCTACCAAAACTATTTTTATCATCTTCTTTTGCATTCTGTGCATATTCTAAGTCACGTAATGCAGTTATTTCATTTACGCTTGAGTAACGCATATGTTCCATAAACTCATCATACACTTCTTCTGCTGTGTTTAATTTTGTATTATTATTTCTTTTATATAGGAAATCGTAGGCATCAGATACGAAGCCATCGTCTTTTATGAGGTTTTCTTTATTTATTTCATCTTCTTCAAGATAATTATAATCTTTTAATTTTAACATAATTATGCTTTTGGTTTTCCACTTGGTAAATGTGTTTTTCCATAATCATCATTCCATTTATCATATTCATCTTTAGTAAAAAAACTTCTTGGTGGTCTAGGTTCTACATAACCTTTAGGTAAATTAAACCCTAATTCATTTTCAGGATACGATTGATTTAAATTAGGTTTAGGTTTATTTTTTTCTAAATAAGTGTTTACAATATTTTTAGAATCAACTACATTTTTGTTAAAAGGTTCACCCTGCAATATTTGCACTACTTCATCTGTTATAACATTAGGTAACAAACCACCTTGATTTAACTGGTTAAGCATTTCATCTAAAATTAAATCTTGTTTTTTTATTGGGCTTCCTTCCCTATAATCTTTTGTTTTTATTATTTCATCAATACTTTTATTAAAACTTTGTATAGTTTGTTTTCCTGATGCTAACTCATCTTCTATTTGTTGTTCTGTTTTAACTTCTCTACTATCTTTTGTTATATATCTGTCAGGGTCAGTAGCTAATTTATTTCCTAATATATTATTAGTTATCCCTTGTTTTATTTCTAACTGTGTTTTATTAGTATCTGTTTTAATAAAAGTATCAAAGTCATTTAATGCTTTATCAACAGCAGCTAATACTTTATTTTGAAGCTGTGCTTGTTCTTTAGAAAAAACAGGTTTATATTCTTGATTCGCACTATCATATTGATAAGTTAGTTCTACCCCTAGCTGTCTTGCTATAGAATCTGTAAAATCTCTTTTTAATTGAGACATTGTAATTTTTAAGCCTGTTTCTACAGGTAAACCTAATTTTATTTGTGCTGTTGGATACTCACCAAACTCTCTATCATCCATAGCTAATGCTTGTAACTCTGCTAAATCTTTACCTAGTACAGAACCATATGTATCTACTCTTTGTTTTATATAGTCTTTAGAACTAAATAAACCTATTTTTTCTGAAAGTGTTTCAGGTTGACTATCTATAAGAGCATCAGAGTATGTTGTACCTGATTTAACGTTTCCTAGTATTTCATCTAGATGTGTTTCTATAGTTTTATTAGTAGACTTATAATTTTCACCCATATTAACAATATCTGCAGGACTCCAACTAAGACCTTCAGTATTAAATCTTTCTAATGTTTTTGCTACTTCATCTCCTTTTCCTTGACCAAGCACTGCTGCTATTTGGTCTTTAGAAAGAAATTGATTATTATTGTTACCTATTTTTTGTAATCTATCTGCAATTTTGTTTAACTCTTTTCTTTTAGCCCTGTTTGTTTGCAAGTTAGTAATACCCATTTCTGTCCACAACTTAGCAGAGGTATTAAATAATTCTTTTACATCTTGTCTTTCTTGGTCTGCTTCTTCTTTTATAGCTTCAGCACCACCTGCTAAAAATGCACCAAAATTAAACCCCATCTTGAACTCTCCTCGCCATTAAACCTTTTGGTTCTTCTTTTTTTACTTCATCTATAGGTTCTTCTTTACCTATCATAATTTCATCTATAGATTTTACACTAGGTTCTAAATCCATAGTTGCTAATCTTACATCTATATCTTCAGGCATCTTTTCTTCAGGTTTTTCTTTATCTTCAACTGTGTATTCTATACCTGATTTTTCTGCTAACTGTATAAGTGTTTCAGCTATAACAGGGCTAATTAAAACACCTACGTCAATAGTATGTAGTCCTTCCATAACACCACCAAGTTGTATAACTTCTGTCAATGTTTCTACAGGCACACCCATTTCAAGTGCATTTATTATACCTGCACTATCTTCAGGGTCTGTTATTCTTGTAAAGTAATGTTTGATAGCCTGTTCAGGTGTATTAAACTGTGGTGGACTTTGCCAAGGTCTACTACCAAGTTCAGGTGTTAAAGACTCACCTGCTATAGGCATGTCTGTTAATATTTCTTTATTCATCATCATTATTAAAAGCCTTCTTTATACTTAAAACATAATCAGCAATAGAATCCATTTTATTTTTTATAGGATTTGATTTTGGCATATTTCTAACAAGTAAACCTTTTTTATTGTCTTTTGCAGGTTGCTCATAGCCACCCTCTTTTATATATCTAGTCATGTTTCTACATGCTACTTTTGAAGCACTTTGTTCCATAATATTATCCTATTCCAAATGCACCTTTTAGAAGTATAGGTAATACAACGCTTCCTATACTACTACTTGATTCATAATCACCTTTTATTTTAGCTGCATCTGTTGAAGCTGATGCATTTATTTGGGCTGCTGTTAAATCTTTTACACGTTCTCTTTCGTTTTCTGCACTCTTCCAAGCCCACTCCATAGTATCACCATAGTATTGCCATAAATTATTGTAAGCCTGATTACTTATACCTAATAAACTTTGAGCATTTATTTCATTAGCACGATTAAG